CCTGGCGATTGTTTTCGCCGGATCCGTTTTCAGCCTTCTATACGCCTTGCTTTTCATTACGCAGCCGATGGCGCAGGCCCCAAACGATGCCGCATTTATCGATCTAGTTTCCACATTGTGCGTCTTTCTGACCGGCACGCTTGCAGGAATACTGAGTGCCAATGGGCTAAAATCTAAACCGAAGCAGCAGCAAGAAGGGGAAGCCAGTGAACCAACTCAATAAGTTTCTCGAAGTAGCGCAAGCAGAACTGGGCTACATCGAAGGGCCAGCAGATAACGAAACAAAATACCAGAAGCCAAAGCAAGCCTGGTGCGGAGCATTCGTAAACTGGTGCGCAAAGCAAGCCGGAATCAAGATCCCAAACTGCACATACACGCCAGCAGGAGCAACAGCATTCATGGACAAGAACGCCTGGACACTTGCAGAGCAAGCAGAACCACAGCCAGGAGATATCGTCTTCTTTGACTTTCCCGGCGACGCGCTCGATCGCATTTCACACGTTGGAATCGTGATCAGCAATAACGGCAACGGCACAGTAACCACAGTAGAAGGCAACACCAGCCCGGACAAGAAGGGCGACCAGCGCAACGGCGGCGAAGTCTGCAAGAAGATACGCGCATACAAGAAGAAGAATCGCGGCAAGGTTCAACCATCTCTGCCAGTATTTATCGTAGGATTTGGACGCCCTAAATTTAAGGAGATCGCAAATGGATAAGAAGCAGCTCGAAGCAATTGCAATGACCTACCTGCGAGCAGGAGCAGCAGCAGTCGCAGCACTTTATATGGCAGATCCGAACCGCCCACTCAAGGAATACCTTGCAGCAGGAATCGCAGCAGTCGCTGGCCCACTCTTAAAGGCCATCGATCCAAGAGCAACCGAATTCGGACGCGGAGCAAAGTAGTCGATGAATCGGGGGGATATTCTTCAAGAAGCAGCTCGACTCACAGCCAAAGACCGCCAGCAAACATATGGCGATCCAAAGACCAACCATTCCAGAATCGCAGATTTATGGACGACATATCTGGAGCACGAAATAACCCCACAGCAAGTGGCGATATGCATGGCGCTAGTTAAGATCGCCCGATTGATGGAAACAGAAACCCTGGACTCATTCGTAGATTTAGCGGCATACGCCAGCATCGCCGGCGAGATTGCGACAGACAAATGAACGAAATGATTATCCTCGTACCAACTAGAGGACGCCCACGCAACGCAGTCGAACTATTGGCAGAGCACGATCGACTTTCCACGCATTCAGACATTCTCTTCGTTATTGACGCAAACGACCCAGAGCACGATGCCTACGAATACGAAGTAGGCGCAGACAAGTGCATGACAATCGAGAACGAAACCCGGGGCATGGCTTACCCAATTAACAAGGCAGCGAGCGCGATCGCAAAGAAGGGCGAATATAAATACTTCGCCTTCCTCGGCGATGACCACCGCCCACGCACAGCCGGGTGGGATGAACTTCTTATCCAGGCGATGCAGAAGCGGCCGTCAATGGCCTACGGCAACGACTTGCTGCAAGGGGAACGACTTCCAACCATGATCGCGATGACCAGCGACATCGTCAAAGCCCTTGACGGAATGGTTCCGCCAAAGATGAAGCATTTATACCTTGATAATTTCTGGAAGAAACTAGGCGAAGATTTAGGAGCACTGACTTATCTCGATCACGTTATCGTTGAGCACATGCACCCGATAGCAGGCAAAGCGGAATGGGATGAGGGATACAAGGAAGTCAACGCGACAGAAATATATTCATTCGACGCGCTCGCTTTCCAGAACTACATTCAGAGCGAAGCCTACGAATTGCTAAAGCGCAAACTAAGGCCATGAAGCAGCTCATCGCGTACTCTTTATACGGCAGCGAAGAGCGATACACGATCGGCGCGATCAAGAACGCAATTCTGGCGACCAGGCACTTCAAAGGATTCACCCTGCGCTTCTACACCGGGGCCTCGGTTCCAGAATCCATCAAACAAACCCTTCGCCTATTTCCCCACGTGCAGCTCGTAGACCAGCCAGGGCCAGAAGACCACACAGCCAAACTCTGGCGATTTCAGGCTTTGACCGATCAGGAATTCGACATCGTTCTCAGCCGCGATGCAGACGCCAGGCTGACGCACCGGGAACGGATCGCACACGAAGAGTTTCTGGCAAGCGGCCTAGATTTCCACGTTATGAAAGACCACCCCACAGGCCACAATTACCAGATCAGCGCCGGCATGTTTGCAGCTCGAACCCGGGCCATTCCATATTTCATACCACCAGAAGCCCAGAATTACTACACGCAAGACCAGGACTGGCTAGCGGCCCACATTTGGCCGTTGATCAAGGGCGCAACCCTGATCCACGATGAGCACTACCAAACCCCCACAGAAGGAAAGAGCAGACGCCGGCCATTCCCGATCGACAAGAAGGCAACCTTGCACCACATAGGGGCGGCTTTGGAAGCAGACGACCGCTTCGTTTTCAGCATTGACCAGACGATGGCAAAGGCCGAATCAGGAAGCGACAAATACCTGGCAGAATGGCTCATATGAAGATTCTTATAACAGGAGATGCCGGCTTCGTTGGCCGCGCCTTCCACAGAGCGCTCGACGGCAAAGGCCATGACATCACCGGCATCGACATCGCAAACGGCATTGATTGCAGGGATTTCTTCAAGAAGGACGACACCAGATTCGACGTCGTTATTCACCTCGCCGCGATCGTCGGGGGCAGAGCCACGATCGAAGGGAACCCTTTGGCCGTCGCCAGCGACCTCGCGATCGACAGCGACATGTTTCAGTGGGCGGTAAGAACCAAGCCGAAGCACCTCGTCTATTACAGCAGCTCGGCGGCTTACCCGATCTACCTACAAAGAGCCGCCTACCAGCAACGACTTCGAGAAGGCGACATCAATCTCGACCACATTCGAACCCCAGACTTGAGCTACGGATGGGCAAAATTGACCGGCGAAACTTTAGCCAGATACGCCAGGGCAGAGGGAATCAAGGTCAACATCCTGCGGCCATTTAGCGGCTACGGCAGCGACCAGGCGCTCGATTACCCATTCCCATCCTTGATCGCACGTGGCAAGGCCAAACTCGACCCATTCGAAGTATGGGGAACCGGCGAGCAAGTGCGCGACTTTATCCACATCGACGACGTTATTGCAGCTACCTTCGAAGCGATCACAAACGACATCCAAACCTTGAACCTTTGCACCGGGCGACCGACTTCATTCATCCAGCTCGCAGAGATGATCATGTTGGCGCAGGGATACCTAGCCCCGATAAAGAAGCACCCAGGCAAACCAAGCGGAGTCGAATACAGAGTAGGCGACCCCACGAAGATGTTGCAGATTTACGAACCAAAGATTAGCCTAGAAGAAGGAATCGCTAGGGCGCTCAAGGACGCATAAAGAGGCAGCTTCAACCAGCGAAAAATGGTTGGAAATGGTCGGAAATACCGAAAAATGGTTGGAAATGGTCGGAAATACCGAAAAATGGTTGGAAATGGTCGGAAATACCGAAAAATGGTTGGAAATGGTCGGAAATACCGAAAAATGGTTGAAAATGGTCGGAAATACCGAAAAATGGTTGGAAATGGTCGGAAATACCGAAAAATGGTTGGAAATGGTTGGAAATACCGAAAAATGGTAGAAGCAAAGAGCTTCAGCGCAGCCAGGAAATAGCCAAACCCGGATCGGCAAGCAGGAACCAGAGAAGAGCAGCTTCAAATTCAGAATTAATGGTTCGCATGGTTAGAACCAGCGAAAAATGGTTGGAAATGGTTGGAAATACCGAAAAATGGTCGAAAATGGTCGGAAATACCGAAAAATGGTCGGAAATGGTCGGAAATACCGAAAAATGGTTGGAAATGGTCGGAAATACCGAAAAATGGTTGGAAATGGTCGGAAATAACCGAAAATGGTTCAAGCAAAGAGTTTCAGAACAGCAGCAAACACCCCCCAAAGCCAGGAAACAGGCGATGGGGGGCATTTCTTGCTAAAGGAGATCGGATGGA